GCCGCCGGCCGGCTGCTGAAGCCGAGATCCAGGCCGGACCGCCAGGTATGCGGGCGGCAGGTGCAAGGTCAGCTTGTCCCGCTGCGCCCACCGCCGTCCAAGCGCAGTCTCGGACAGCGCCTTGGCAGCAGTCGCTTGGAGCACGGCCGGCAGCTCCACTTTCTCATCGGCAGCGACGCCGGTGTCGATGGCTGCCCGCGCGAGGCCGGTCTGGTATTCGCGCGCTGGGTCATAATAGCCAAGCGACAATGCAGACGGCAGGTCGCGCGCGGGCACCTGCGATCGCTCCGAACGCGGACGGGCTTCCGGTCCCCACCCGCATCCAAGCTCTTCGTCTGCCACCTGCAGGGCGTCGACCTCCGGTGAAACGAGTGTAGTTCCGTCGTCGAAGAGCTGTATGTCGAAAGTTGCGACCAAGGGTTCGACTGCCGATGCGATAGTGCCGCCATGAGCCGCATAACCGGCGACTGCCGAACTGTCCGAGCTTGCGATTCCGCCAGCGCTTACGTCTGCGAGGATGTCTGCCACCGGTACGGCGTCCGGATCGGCTTCAACCTCGAAGGTGAGGAACGGAATCCGGTTACCGAAATCTGCCAGCTGCAGATGTTCGAAAACGGCGAGTGCAGTGCCGCGATACGCTGGCGCCAGGTCCGGGCCCTCGATTGAACCGATCAGCGGATCGACCGGCTGGTCTTCCGAGCCTTCGTAAAATCGGAAGCCCGTACTTACCGTGAATTCGCCGTCGGCAGTGCGAATCAGCTTTCCGTCAGCCCAGATTCGTCCGATGCCGTTGATCATCCTCGATGACAAGGCGACGGCAAAACTTGCGGAGTAGCTGTAGGTCACCGTCTCCGGCTGGCCCTTCGCTCCCTGAGTTTCACTGTCCTCCTGAAGGTCGGTCGACCAGACGATGCTGCCGGCCACGCGCATCGTGCCGAATAGCCGCGGAATGGGCGTTCCGTAGCTCGATGACTGGACTGTAAGGTCTCCCAGCCGCGGCCCTTCCCTCGGGCCTGGGCCGAAAATCTGCTGGTCGATGCTTTGGCCAAGCAGGCTTCCGATGGCGCCGCCGACGGGCCCGCCGAGAATTGTCCCGACCGTGCTGAGTACCAGTGTCGCCATTTGTTAGCTCGACTTCGATTTGACAGAGCGCAGTCGGTAAACGCCGATGACTGGCCAGTGCGGGCGGCCTGGAGTTTCCACGATACGCCGAAGCCGCGCGTCGGCGTGAACGAAGCTTGCACCGCAGCTGATCGCCAGATGAAGCTGATCGTTCGAGATTGCACAGAGGAGCACGTCTCCTGGCAGGCTCGTGTTTCGGCCAACTTTCCTGAACTGCCGCATCAGCCCCGCTTCCATCTCGGGCCGGTGGCCACCGCGCAGGCGATAGTTGCGGCGAACGCTGTCCGGCGAAATTCCGAACGCCGACAGAACAAATCCCACACAGTCCAGCCCGGTCCCTGGGTCGCGTCCCTGGGGACGGAACGGCGATCCGACGAGAGCTCGTGCCCGCCGGACGACATCTTCTGCTTGAAAACTCATGCGCCCGGATACCGGGTCAACAGGTCATTCCCGGGGAGGTGCGGTTCTCCACGGAAATTGGCGCTGTTCTGGAATCGCGTGACGCACGTTTCGAATCTCTTGTCGCATCCCTCGCGGAGCTGGATCACCGTCCCCGATTCGATTGGCGCGCGTGGCCTGTCACGCAGAGAGATCGCGTTTCCACTGACCGCGAGCACCACGCTGGCTAGCCCGCAATTGCCCCCGCTCAAGTAACGCAGCCTGCCGAACAGGAATCGCTCATCCACCGGCTGTTCGAGCTGCAGCAGATTATCCTCGGCAGAGGTGACGGTCGCGCGCTCGGTCCTGCCCGCGAGATCGACGCGGCAGTGTTTGTCCCCGAATGCGGCGCGGCACTCGGGCGACGTTTTCGGGCACGGAGCCTTTCGGAGCCGGGCAGCGGCGCCTCGCAACTCCGCGGAAAAACCGTGGCCCGCGACGGAAACATCGCCGAGCTCCCCGGCAAGCAGCCGGATCGCCTCCGCAGCGGGGTCGGTCCAGTCGATCGCGACGAGACTGACGACTGCGCCGTTCCACCGGCCGAGCGCAAGATCCGACTCGCTCAACGCATCGGCGCTCAATGCTCCCGCGACCTCACCGGAATCGGGGTCCAGGCCAAGGCTCCGAGTAATCGCCGCCGGCGTGACCCCCGGAGCGGGGCGATAGAAGGTCTCGTCGCTTGCAACTTCGCGGTCGCTGCTTGTCAGCGCCAGCCCGGCGCCGTCAGGCCGCTCGAGCCTCCAGCAAAATGCGATGGAGGTAAGCGCGCCTTGCGCAATCGACACCGACTAGGCCTCCCGAATCTCGATCAGCGGAACGCTGGGAGCTTCGCCGGCCCGAAATGTCGCGCGGTTTACCTCCAGCCGGTCCTCCGCGAATCTGACAGGGACATCGAACAGGAAGCCCGCGGTGACCGCCACTCCAGGCGCGGGCGGCGCGTCAAATATTATCTCGCCGAGCGCTTCCAGCGTCCAGCCGGTCACCTGCTCGTTGCCGTCAATCGCGATCCGCACCGTGCCCGCCACCGGCCGGGTTATCCGCCGTTGCTCACCACCGTCGTAGGTTTTGGACAACGCGAACCGCACCGCAGCCCCATCGCCGGTCCCGATCCGCTGGTCGGACGCCGTGACTGTCCCGCTCATCAGGTTGGAGCTGAAGTCATATGGATCTCGGAACCGGAATCCGACGGCCGCACCTCTGCGTGCGCGAAAGAAAGACAGCAGCGTTTCGACTTCCTGGTTTCCGCGTATGCCGGGACCTGCATCGAACCGAAGCCTCGCCTGCTGCCAGTTGACGTTGCGGAATTCATTGCCGCTCGCGCTGGTCACGACGTTGGTGGAAAAGGTCGGCGAGACGCTCGCCTCGGCGCCGATCTCGATCGGGAAATTCACATTGTCGAACGGGGTCACTTGCGCCTCTCCAAACAGGGTCAGCCCGTCGCGCAGCACTTGCGGCAGCGCCCACAGGAAGATTTCGCTAATTCCTCGCTGCCGCGCCTCGACCGCTGCATCGACGATGTCGCGCCACTGCGCTCGCTCGCTCGCGTTGAGCACGAAGCCGGATAAATAATGCTGCTCGCTCGCTGGATAGGAGAGCCGCTGGTTGACGGCCTCATATGCCGCGGCGCGCCTGGTGACCTGGCCGGTCGTGACCCAGTCGTAATCCTCGAGTTGAAGCACGTCGAAGGCCGGCTTTGCCCAGCCGACCGGCAAATTAGCGCGCGCCAGTTCGGGGGCTTCAGGATCCAGCACCGTAGGCAAATAGGCCAGCAGCAGTGTCTTCACGGCCGGAACCGCCGCCTTGACCGCGTCGGTTACCGCCGCCGTCGAAGCTGCGAGAAGAACGCCGAGCTGGTCGAGGAGCGCTACCTGCTCTGCGGACATCTGCGCCCGGACGTCATCGATTACCACCGGCGACCCGCCGAGCGCGGCTTTGGCTGCATCGTCGTAAGCGCACAGCGCGCGGCTGGCCGGATTGACCCACCACCAGGGCTCGCCGATCTGGATCATCGGCTCGAGCCCGGCGTCAACCGAAAGCTGGGTTAGCTCTACCGCCACATCGGACAGGTAGCCGATCGCTTCCGAATTCGCCGGAGACACCAGCGACGAAGGCGGTTCCCAGCCAGTCGCGGCCGGGGTCCCGTCATGCGCGCGCTGCTTCCAGTGTTCGGGGCAGAACATGTCGAGGATCTCGTAGGAGATCGACCAGATCAGCTGGTAATTGCGAGCCGCAGCCGCGCGAGCGAGGTCCCGGTGCCAGGCGAGCGCAGGACCGTTCATCCGGCGGCCGGAATCCAGCAGTCCCGAACCGTTGAGCCCGAAATAATGGCTCATTCCAACGTAGTGATTTATCGGACCGCGGAACCCCAGCCGCTCGACAGCGTCGATCAGCCGCTCGGGCGGCAGATTGTACATGTCGTCATAGGCTGTCGCGATCCGCAGCCCATGTTCCGGCACGACCGCGTCCTTGACTGAAACGACGCTGTTGGCCCCGTCGCATCGGATGTCGCTGATCGTCACCGACACCGCCGCGGGGGCAGCTCGAATCTCCTGGGACTCCTGCAGGTAATCGGGGGGAATGATGCTGATGAACATCCGGTCGATGTCGCTCGGATCGACCCGGTCCGCATCGTCGGGAAGCAGATAGCCGCCGTCGAGCGCATCGAAATCGATCGTGATCTGCGCGTCCTCGGGACTGCCTTCCGCATAGTTCCACAACCGGACGAACCAGTGGCGCGGGTTCCCGCCCGAATCGCGCCCCTCGATTGTCAGGGTCGGCCCGTTCAGTTGATCGAGCGGCATTGCGCCGCTCGATTGCCAGCGGAACGACAGCAGCGTCCGCGAATAATCCCGCACAGTTTCCCGCGCATGCGCCGGGTGCGCATATTTGTCCTCGCTGTCGAAGATCAGCCCGACAAGGTCACCCTTGCGAAGAATCTCCGCTTCGACCGCGAGTCCGTGGCCGTCGGGACTAGTGACGAAGCAGGCAATCGTCCCGCGCGGAAAATCCACGGTCCAGTGCAGCGGGTCGAATCGCTTGACGTGAGTGGTGACGATCGGCGCATCGTCGCGAGTGAACCAGTGATTCACATCATGTCCCTGCGAAGAGCGGAGCGCACCGCGCGCGCTACCTGGCGCGAAGACTGCCGAAGCACCTGCGGTTCGCCTGGAATCGGGGTCATGACCGAAATCGCGACGCGCACGTCGCGGCTGCCGCCGCCAATCCCCTCGACCCGCCCGCCGGTCGAGGGGATGAACAGTTCGGGTCCGCGCTCCCCGACCATATAGGCTCTGCCGCCGCTGACCGGTCCGCCAGTCGCTCGGCCCGGCGATCCAAGCAGACCCGCGATCAGGCCGCCGAGGCCGTTCAGAAGCCCTGAGCCAAGGACGCCGGTCCCGGTCAAGTTGAACAGTGCCCGAAGCGACGCGGCGGCGATTTGCGACATCGCCGCAAGCGCGACCTTCTTGAGGTCCTCGAACCCCATCTTGCCGCTTGTGATTGCCCTTGCCAGCGCCGAGTCGATCAGCCGTCCCGCGCGCCCGACTCCCTGGACCAGCGGCCCCTCCAGCTCGGCGCGCATGGTTGCGACATCGCGCGCGAACGCTGCGGTATCGGCCCGGACGCTGATCACCAGCCGTTCGACTTCCTCGTCCATCATCGTCCTCGATTGTCGGGAAACTGCGCCCGAAGCCGCTCAACGGCCTCGCGGCTGATCTGCTCGGCCGGCCCGTGGTCCTGCCCCAGCGCCGTTGCGAGCTCCGCGGGCGTCGCTTCCCAGAACTCATTCGGCCGCCAGCCAAGCAAGCCGGCCGCGAAGCCGGCCAGCTCGGCGGCCCTGTCTCCAAATTCCATGTGCTGACCTGTCGAAGTGCTCACTTGCCCTTCAGGATTTGCTCGAGCACGAGGCGAAGGGTCGGGCTGATCCCCGCCAGCCCCTTTTCAACGACTGCCTCGCCGATCCGGTCGCGCGTGATGGCGGCTGGCCGGCCCGCCGAAAGATGGTCGAAAAGCGTTGCGATCTGCTGGAGCCCCAGCCTGCCCTCGCTTGCGCTCTCTACGAGCGCGAACAGCGGCCCCAGCTCCTGCTCGGCTGCGACCAGCGCCGAAAAGGTCGGCCTAAGGACGAGCGTTTCCCCGCCTACCTCCAGGCTCCCCTCTCCGCGATGCGGATTGGCGCAAGTCACAGCGCCGCGACCTCGCCCGAGCTCTCGAGCGCCAGCGTGTAATTGCGCTCGCCGTTGAAGTCTCCGGCATATTCGAGACGGGTGACAAGGAACTGCCCCTGCATCCGCTCGCCGCTTTCGAAGCTCAGCTCATAATCCTGGAGCTCGCCGGAAAGCGCGAGGCCGCGCACCTGCGCTTCGGCCGCGCTGCCGGTGAAGATGCCGCTTGCCGCAACCGATACGGACCGGACTCCGGCGCCGGACAGAAGCTCGCGCCAGCCGCCGCTTCCCTTGTTGGTGATCGCAACCGCATCGCCGTTGACCGACAGTTGCGTCGTCTTGAGGCCCGCGACCGTCACGAACCCGGGCGGGCTGCCGCCGTCGCCGATTTTCAGCAAGAATGCGCTGCCGCGTTCCGCCGCCATACTCTTCTCCTTTTTTGTGCAGAATCAGGCGGCGAGTAGCCGCGCCCGAAAGTCCATCGCTGTCGCCCACGGACCGGCGACGTCACGCAAGGTCCGGCGGCGGATCAGGCGGAGCGTCACCAGCTGCCACTCGTCGGCGACCGCCAGAGCAAGCACCTTCCCCTCGCAGAGGTCGGCGAGACGTTGCAGCCTCGCCGGCTGGTCGTCCCAAAGCGTGACCGCCACCAGCACCTCGCGCCCGGCCGCCGTCTTGTGGCTCCAGTCGGTCTCGAGCGACGCGTCGATAGACGCGTAGGGAAACGCCGCACGAGCCGGCGGCCCGTCATAGATTCCGCTAAGCTCGTCGACCGTGCCCAGGCTCTGCGCCAGCGCGGCCTGGACGGCGCTCCCGGCGCTCATGATCCCATCCTCGCGATGAACCGGAGAGCCGGGTCGCTGAGCCAGCGTTGCGTCAGCAGCCGTCCTCGGCAAACTAGAGACTCCGATCCCACTTCGGCGGAGATGCCTTTCTCCCCGAGTACCGCGCCCAGCTTTTCCAGGCGGCGGCGCTGGGCTTCGCGGGCAATCGAATGCGCGCGTGCCATCAACCGGCCCATCATGCCCGAAGCTCCTCGCAGCGGAGCACGAGCCGCTCTGGAAAGCGCGGATCGTCGAGCATCTGCCGAATCATGAGCGTTCGCGAGTCCCAGCGGATGCGCTGGTCGATCGCGATTCCCGTCCTGCGCCTGATCGTGACTCGAAGCCTCGGCATCGCACTCAGCGCCTGCCCTTCGCTCTCCGGGCCGACGCCCTCAAGCTCGATTGCTGCGAGGCAACGGCAGACGGGCTCCCATCCGGCCTCCTGAAGCCCCGTCGAAGTACGCATCGTTGTCGGCCGCTCGACGGTGATCCGCTCCCTGAGCTTGCCCGCGAATTCCGTCATGCCAGGCGCATCCGTCGATAAGGCCGCCACAGCGCCGTCACTGCCGCCGGTATTTCACCCCTATTGCCGTCGCGCGCGGAGAAAAGGTGCGCGACAAGCCGCAGCACGCCCTGGCGGATCGGCTC